CCTTGGTTTCGATGCAATGACTGGCAAACATATCCAACATCAATAAACTCGCCATACTCGTTAATTCCTGTTACCGCACAAACCCCATCGTTACACTTAGGATTGCTTGAACCATCTGCCTTGCAAATCTGTCTGTTTACTCTTTCAACTTTATCAATGCCTACTATCATTTTTTAGTCTCCAAGTTTCTTATTGACAAATTTGCCAATAAGATTAATTGTATCCTCGTCTTTGTGTAAAAGTTTGAAGCCTGTTTCTGTATGACTTCCAATATCTCCGATATAAAAAGCATCCCTTATTTTTTCCAACTCTTCTCTGGTAAAATCTTCATCTAGATTAATAGGTGTCATCATTTACAACCTCGACAAATAAAAATATAATCGGCTCCGTTTGGCCAAACCGACCGAACATAACCGGTGAACCCAACTTTAACTGGTATGGATTCCATAGGATCTAACTCCTCACCACACATGTCACATTCAGTTACACCTAACTGAATATCCATATACATTTCTCTTTCTGTTTCGTATAAATTTTCCATTATATAATCACCTACATACACATCATTAATATTACTAATAAACCTAATAGACCGAACAAAATAATTGATTCAAATATTTCACTAATAGTCATCATATCTCCTTTATGCATCTTGTTGCCATGAACGGTTTTCACTACCCTTATCAGTTGATCGACCGGTCTGTGCTGTTATTGGGGTCACCGGAGATGCATTTCTATATATTGAAGACACTCCATTTTTCTTTGTTGGCTCAGACCATTGAGCGGTTATCTTTTGCTTTCCTTTAATAACTTGTTTCGTGCGAACTTTCTTGGCCGCATATCTTGTTATTTTGATTCCGTCTTTTTCGTATGTTCTTTCGATCTTCATTATGTGCTCCTGTTTTCTCATTGTTAATATATATATTATAACCTAAGATTCAACATATGTCAACAAAAAAGCGCACTTATTTTAAAAAAAAATGCGCCCGTAACTTGTTGTATTATAAGGAGTTCCCCATCCAGTTAGGTAACCCCTTATAATACAACGAGTTACAAGATCCTTTGTTTACAATAGGTTATGGGATTCTTAAATTAATTTTTTTTAATGTTATAAATATAAGGGAAATAACTATATTTCTGTCCCCAAATATGGGGTATAAATATATGCATAAGTCTTATAAATATATAAGAAGGTTATTACATAACTAGGGGATACTAAGAATTATGAAAACGTATAAGAGTCTAATTGAATCAAAGCCCAAGAAATGGTCTGACATTAAGGATAAGAATACGAAGAAAGAAGCATCGCAATTTCTTAAAGCACTTGATGTAGGACAGGTACTTGGTTATAGTGCCGAGCACCAAGAGTTTTCCATCTTTGATGATGAGAAGGACTTCAAAGATGCACAGAAGGGTACCAAAGGCAAAGCAATGAATTGGATAAAGGTTGAGGGATGGATTCGACATGGTGAAGCAATGAATGAAGCATACAAGCCTAGCTTTAATTTTAAAGCAGCCGTCAAGACTGGTATGCTGGATAAATATGATGAGGCACCTATCCTATCCTTGGGGAAGAAAGGTTGGATGGTTCAGGAGTTTAATTTAACCAGCAAAGGATTTGAACTTACGCTGGTATCGGATATTGGAAAGAAAAAGATGTTTACAGACAAGCGTCCTGACTTAGTACTTAAACAAGCTGACAAGAAACTTAAATGACAAAGACACAGAATTTAACTGCGGGCGCACCTAAGCATGAGACTCCAAAGAAGGTTACTTCCATTGGTCATTCCAAACGGAGCATGCCTAAGAATAAGAGTAAGCGACGAAGTTGGAAACGATATAGAGGACAAGGGAAGAGACGCTAATGGCATTATATACAAAACCCCTTTCTACTAATACTAGGACTTGGTCGGATTTAGATTTAGACTTTATAGCACATCCTGTCACTAAGGATATAGTATTAAAAAGAAATGTAGAAGCTATCAAGAGGTCAGTAAGAAATCTTGTATCGACTAATCCACATGAGAGACCTTTCCATCCGGAAATCGGAAGTGGCATTAGAGGTATATTGTTTGACTTGGTATCTCCTACTACCGCTGTCGTTCTGCAATCTGCAATACGACAGGTGCTTACTAATTTCGAACCTAGAATAGTTATAGAAAACATAGCCGTGCTGGGTGATATAGATAAGAACGGATATTATGTTACAATACAATTCCAACCGATCAGTACGCCTGACCCCGTAGTGGTTGAATTATTTTTAGAGAGGTTAAGATAGTATGCCATCATCAAACAAATTGCAAATCACAGATCTAGAGTTTGATCAGATTAAATCTAATTTAAAAAGTTATCTGTCTGCCCAGAGCAAATTCCAAGACTACGATTTTGAGGGAAGTGGTATGTCGGTGCTGATTGACCTACTTGCCTATAACACACACTATACGGGTTACTATGCAAACATGCTTGGCAATGAAATGTTTCTGGACAGTTCCTCATTAAGAGAATCTGTTGTGTCTCATGCAAAGCATTTAGGTGTCACGCCTTCCTCGGTTAAAGCTTCTGTAGCTAAACTTGATTTTACATTTACTCCGAGCAGTTCACCAATATCTCTTACGATAGAAAAGAATACAAAGTTTAAATCAAACATAGATGGACAGAATTATACTTTTGTAACGAATAAGACAACAAGTGTTCTTCGTTCGGGTACAGGCACCTATGAGGCGACTGGTGTAGAGATTACGGAAGGAAAGATATTAAATAAGTCATATACGGTTCTTGCTAGTGATACTGGCCAACGATTTATTCTTCCAAATAAAAATATAGATGTTGATACGATTAGTGTTACTGTTCAGAACTCATCTAGTGATTCAACAGTCTTTACTTATACGGATGGTAATGCCCAAGACGTAACCACAATCAAAGGTACAGATCGTGTTTTCTTTATACAGGAAATAGAAGATAAGAAATATGAATTAACCTTTGGCGATGGTGCAGTAGGTAAACAACTATCAGATGGCAATGTTATTTTTATTGAATATATTGTTACTAATGGAACACTTGCAAACAAGGCAAGTGTATTTACTGCTAGTGGTTCTGTGGCTGGATTGAATAGCGGCGACTATACAATGGTTACAAATACTAATGCAATAGGTGGTGCGGATATTCAAACCATTTCTTCACTTAAATGGCAGGCACCGAAATTATATCAAGCACAGAATAGGGCAACAACAAGAGATGATTATAAAGCTATTTTGTTAGAGGAAAGACCTGACATAGAATCTATTACTACGTATGGTGGAGAGGATGCAGATCCTGTTCAATATGGAAAAGTTTTTATTGCAGTAAAGCCTGCAGGAAATACAACCTTCACAAATATTGCAAAGAAAGATATTGAAGATAACGTACTTAAAAAAGCAAATGTAGTTACAGTCATACCTGTAATTATTGATCCTATATTTATTTACCTGCTATTGGACGTTACTGTAAACTATGATCCTATTACAAACTTGACTGATGAGAGTACTTTGAAGACTAACATTAATACTGCAATTCAAAGTTATTATCAAATCAATTTAGAAAAGTTTGATCAGAAGTTTAGATACTCTACATTGACACAGGATATAGATAATACAAACGATAGTATTAGAAATAATAAAACAAAGGTTAAGTACCAACAAAGGATTGCTATCGAAACATTAGATACACCTATCACATATACTTTAAATTTTAATAATGCTTTGCATCATGGTGCTTTAAGTAGTAGTGCCTTTAAAGCTACGGATGGTAATACCTATACACTATGTGATGATACTGTTGGGAATGTTAAAGCGGTTAAATTAAATTCAGGTGGTACTTGGACTGGAGATGTACATAAAATGGATTCCGGTGTTTTACATACTGGTGAATATCATTATGGCACGGATGTCCATAATGCGACCAGTCAATTGTTAGATGAATTTATTACACCAGATGGTTCTACTAATTATGGAACTATTGATTATGATACTGGAAAAGTTGTTCTGACTAATTTTAGACCTATTCTTATTACAGATGGTAATGACTATATTAAAATAACAGTTACGCCAGATCAAAACAATTCAGACATTACACCTTTGAGAGAACAGATATTAACATATGATGTAACAGACACAGAGGCAATAGTTATTAATATGGTAGCAGAGACAATTTAATATGGCCACAGTATCCCCAAATCAACCAATACATCCAGTACTGGATGAACGCATAAGTGTAAAGGTAGAAGGACAGCTTCCTGATTTTGTAAAACAAGATCATGCTACCTTTGTTTCTTTCCTTGAGGCGTACTATGAGTACATGGAGCAGAATGGAAAGCCTTATGAGATTGTTGGTAATCTGCGGCAGTATGCTAATCTAGATGCAACGACGACTGAGTTTCTAAATTATTTTAAAAAGCAATTTGCAAAAGACTTACCGGAAGCTATCTTTGCTAATGCTAATAAGCCATTTGTCTTAAAGCATCTCAGGGATTTTTATAGATCGAAAGGTAATGAGAAATCATTTCGATTTCTTTTTAGATTACTTTATAAAGAAGAAATAGATTTTTATTATCCTAATA